CACGCCGGACGGACTCACCGGGAAGTAGACAAGATCCAGCTCCACGCGCCCGGTATTCTCCCGGTTAATGCGCTCCACTTCGTACAGGTAATCGTGCAGCGTGATCTGACCGTCAACGTTTTCGCGCTTCAACTGCACACGCACAATGTCGCCTAGCTCCAGCGTGCTGTTATAGGCAGCCGGGAGAACTTTTAGTCGGAGAATGTGCGTAACGAATTTGCGTTTGGCGACTTCGTATGCGCCGATCTTTACCGCGTGGTTTTCAGACGCGCAAAACTGGCTGAGATCGTATTGCTCGAATGGTCCGTTGGCTGCCTCACCTTCGAGGCGTACTTCTGTAGTGCGAATGATGCCAATGTCATTGTCAGGTTGCTGACGCCAAAGCATCTGAGCACAGATCGGCTTGCGCTCCGCAAGTGGGATGTACTCGATCTCGAAGCCATCCGGCAAGATGTGCTCTTCGGTGAAGGTGAAGACCCACGAGATGACGCCGGTATAAATAGTGCCATCGTTGTTAACGGGCAGCCGTGGCTTGAATCCTTTCTTACCTGCTTTGTCGCTAATACGCAGTAGAAAGTTGCGGCCAATTTGCTGGAGCCAATCTTCAAGGTTCGTTGATTCCTTGAAAATACCGTTATAAAAGAAGCCGTTTGCGTTGGTGAACTCTGCTGCATCCGCCATTGCGGTCAGATCCAGCATATCCTCAGGAAAACGACTGCTCTGGCGAATCAGGTACAACGCCAGGTCAACAACATTGTTGCTAGGACCAAAAGTGCTATCAAGGATGCGCGTTACCTGCATACCCTCGCGCACAAAGCAGTGGACCTGCTTGTCCCAGGTCATGTCACCGTCAGCGTGGGTATTGAGATAGCTGAGGGTCGTCATGTTGTCGTAGGTGCCGCCGGTGCCGCAGTAATACGGGCAGTTCCAGAATTCGGTGCCAGCGACAGCGGTGATGAAGTTGCCCGGCGTCCAGTTTTCGGTGCGTGCGTCGTAGCTTTGCTTCCAGGTGCCCACCCGACAGGCACGCTGAAATACGTCGCGTAGTTGCAGCGGTGGAACGTTTCCCTCGCTGAGCACCAGCTGCAGGCGCACAGTCAGTTCATTGGTGGTGCCGTTGTTTTGGTAGCGCCCCTCAGTAGCACCAGGGCTAACGAAGACGCCGCCGATGTTATCAATCCGGCGCCCGAACACAATCGGCACGGGCTCGCCAAGCGTGATCGTGATCTGCTGGCTATCGAGCGAGCCTTGTCCCTGTGCTGCACCTTCAACCAGCGGTGGTGCCACCAGACCGGACTGGTAAGGCAGCAGTGACAGGGGATCGCTGATCTTAAGACTCATAACCTGAGGGGTGCTCCCACCAGCAGGCTGGTGAACTTACGCGGCGGGGCTTGCGCTCCAACCGGGGCTAAACCTGAGCCTAGCTGGACCTGCCACGTCGAAAAAGATCCGCTGATGCCGATTACTTCGCCAATGTATGCGCCGATCAGGAGTTGGGACGCCTGCGGTTGGTTTTGGCTGAGTGCTGTGCTGAACTCGTACAGCTTCAGCTCAATTAGGTAGTTGGCGGATAGCGCCGTTTCAAACTCGGGAACAGCATCCGATGTGGCGGGGACAGTGATCGTGACTCCGGTATCGCTGCCGGTGCTGCCGCCGATCAAACCGTTAGCCAAAAAGGGGTAGTAGTCCCAGGCTTGGCTGTCCCAAGTGACGGTCTGACCGACGTAGTAGTTCTGCCAGCGCAGGTAGGTGGTGGCGCCGTCGAAGATACGTAGGTATTGGGCTTGACCTCTGTTGCTCATCGGATTCCGGTGTACTGGCGACCGCCGTTGGTGCGACCGTTATTGAGGATGGTGCTAATAACGGTCTGCATTGCGCCTTCGAGGTCGCCCATCGTGACGTAACGCTCGCCGTTTTGCTGCAAGACAGGTCCGGTGGTGATGTTGATGGGGCCAACATACCCGCCTTCAGCAAATTGCGGAATAGCAGCCGAACCACGAGCACCAAGGAGATAGTTCTTGGCGAAACTGGCTGCTTTGGACTCTGGTACGACATATTCGCCTTCGCCGCCTTCTCCAATTAAGGCAGTTGTTGGTTTATTTACATATCCACCTGTCGCCATAGCAGCAAAACTTGGTGGGCTCTTAGGAGTAAATGTTCTAATTGTTTGTGTGCCGATTTCCCCTATTGGACCTTTTCGTGCAAAATATCCAGGTTTGCTCGGGTCTGTTTCTTTACTTAAAACTCTCCACGCATTAGCGGCACGCTCCATCGAATTAGCGTAAGCATTAGCAGCGCCTTGTGCTGCTAAGGTTTCAGAACGGAGTTTTGCGGCATTGACCGCTGCGTTGTATACAGCTCCAGCAGCTTGGAGTTGGGCTTGCCCGATTTGGCGAGCTACTGAAAGGTTATCGGAAGCAATACTTAAAGCGGACCGCGCTGCGTTAACAGCATCGTAATGAGAGCGGTTAACGATACCTTTGGCGCGGGCTTCCTCTAATGTGGCCTGCGTTAGTTTTACCTGAAGTTCTACACGCCTAAACGCAATAACCTCACGAGCAATTTCAAGTTCAATTTGTGCTTTAGTAGCCTCGAAGACTACTTTTGCGTTTTGTACTTCTAAGTCGTAAATGCGCTGAATAATTTCTTTACGGCGGCTGACGCTAGTTGTGCGCTCCAGTTCGCGTTCGAGGGCCTGGATTTCGATGTTATTGACTGTTTGGACGGCTTGACTCAGAGCACTTGTGAGACGTGCTTGATTGTTTAGAGCATTAAGTTGTTCATCGAGTTGTAGTTTTACGCGGGTATGTGAACGTTCATACTCTTGAACATAAGCATTAAGTTGTTGCTGTGCTGCTTGTATTTGTATAGTGCGGTTAGCTTGTTCAAATTTAAGTCCGGCAATCTGCGTGTCTACGCCAGCTTGCAGCTGGGTAGTTTGGAGATTTAGACGTGCTGTATTTAACTGTTCAATGTCTGCTTCATTTCGGCGGTAACGTGTTTCTACTATTGTTAATTCGCTTGCAGCTAGTTCAACTGCGGCTTGTGCAGCAACAACACTAGCTTGGTACTCAGCCTGCGCTTGCTGTTTACGCATTTCTGCGATGCGGCCAATAATCCCGGCTTCCTCATTCAACGAAAGTGCAAACTCCTGTTGCTGCTGCAAACGTTCGATGCCTATCTGGTGACGCTGTACTTCACCAGAAAGCAGTATTTGAATAGCTTGCAACTCTGCTTTTCGGCTATCCGCCGCCATCTGCAACGCAGCAGTCTGCTCTTGGATCAGCAATTTTTGCTGAGCTTTTTCTTTTGTGATTGCAGCTTCCGCAAGGTCTTGAGCTGCTGCCGCAGCAGCTTGATCTCGTTGAGCTTGCACAAGTTCTGGAGCGAGATTCGCCCCGTTAAGATTTATTTTATAGATTTTTTCTTGTAAATCGCTCTGAATTTGCAGGGCTTTTGATTTGTAATCCGCTTCAATCTGACTAGCCCTGGCGATACGATTTGTACCATCTAAACGCTGGCGCTCTACACCGAGTAGATCATTTTTTAGTTTAATATTTCGGTATCCTGCGTCTAGTTCTGCCTCGACAGCGGCGTTTAACTTGGCCTGCTCTTCTGTATTTTTAGGTAGTAGTGCTGCTATTCGCTGTAGGATTGCTCCAACTATGTTTAGCGGAGGTGCGTACTTATTGATTATGTCACCTAGTGCGCGTGCTCCAGATACGACTACATTGATACCTTTGAAGATTAAATTTATCAGTTGTAGGGCAGCAGCTAAACCGTTTTGGAAATCGACAGTTAAAGATGCAAGTAACGTACTAAATATGCTTTGTGTAGATTGCCATGCCGAGGTTAAGCGATTTGTTGCAGCAGCTGAATCTTGTATGGAGGTGCCAGTAGCTCCTGTCTGCGCTGCAAGTTCTTTTGCTATAACGGCTCTGGCTTGATCGTACTTGCCTGCCTCCCGCAAAAGGCGTACTTGTGTTTCTAGTTCGGCTGTGACTACAACCGTAGAATCGCGCAAAACTTGTATATCTAAGCGATTTAGTGCTGTTCCTAGTTCAGATGTTTTTTGTATGGCGTTTCCGAAAATCTGGTCGAATTTTTGACCTACGGCAGATAAGCCGATGCTGAGCGCCATGCCTAGTGGACCGCCCATTGCGCCACCCGCAAAACCGCCAACAGCGCCACCGATCATCGCGCCAGGGCCGCCACCGAAAAGTGCGGGGAAGC